GGTGACCAAGTTGTGCCGCCATCATGAGTAAAAAATCCTAATACATCCCTACCAGCAGATGTCAATGTAGGGGCAGTTCCAGCAGCCCATTTAACACCTGACCACCATGTTATAGCAGCAGAGCCACCATTGGTTAAATCCAATATTAAAGTATTGACTGAGCCAGTTGTTGCAACATTGCTAACAGTAAATGTAGTTGCACCTGATACCGTATGGGTAAAATAATTAGCACTAGCAAGATTTAAATTATTAGAGCTTGATGCAACCCTTGTTTCAATAATGCCAGTTATTGTTTTATTGGTTAATGTCTGCGTTGCAGTATTACCAGTTACACCAGTAAGCGTATTGTCTGCATAGCTAATTGTTTTATTGGTAAGTATTTGACTACCATTTAAAGTGGCTAGATCACTTGTCGATAATGTATCAACAACCGTTAGTGTTTTCTCTGTTGTTGTGCCGCCAGTTAAAGTAAATCCAGTGGTCTGCGGTGTAACACCAGTGCCAGCAGCACCAGTAGCCCCACGACTACCAGTTAGTGAAATATTCCAATCTGACTTGCTGGTTGATCCTGAAATTACTTGAATATCAACTGTTAATGTTGATCCACTATAACTTGTTACCTGACCAAAACCCCAATTTGAGGTTAATGACGCACTAACCACAGTAACAAATATACCAGCCGTATATTGCTCACCTGTTTGCACAGCAAAGGCTTGACTACCAATTGTAGGTGTCCATGTTGTAGTAGATGTTGATACAAACGCACCAGCAATGGCAGCAGCACTAGCAGCACTGGCGGCAGCAGCATTTTCGCTATTCAGAGCATTTGTTGCTGATGTGCTGGCATTACTAGCTGATGTTGATGCATTATTCCTGTATGTTAATGCAAGATCCCTAGCAGCTTCAGCAGCCGCTTGAGCCGTCTCTGCATTGGTTTCAGCCAATTCCGCATTGATCTCATTTTGATTGGTTGCAGTCGCTAAAGCATTTGCTTCAGTTACAAATGTAGGTAAAGCACCTAAGAAAGCATCGCCTCTATCGGCAAAGTTAGCTGGGTCTGACCTACTCGGTGGGGTTGGTAATGCGGTAATAGCCATTATGTTAGTCCTTCAATTTGTAATGAGCATACTGAATTATTGGTATAAGCAATATCAATATTAAAATCTCGGTAAAATCCATAAACAGTTAGTAATTCATACTGATCTTTCGCAGCAATCCATAACACTGGCTCTGCTCTTAAATCACTTAATAAATATTGCACATTATCTACAATGCTGTTTTCAATTAGCATTGTAACATCCATGCGTTTACTAAAGTTTCGTTTAACTAAAGTAGCTCGCCCAAACTGATCCACCTCTTTTCGTGAATAATCTACAATGCCACTTCTTGCACCATATTGTGTCGCACCTATCTGCGAACTATTCCCAAATAAAACAGTGCCAGCACTAACTGTGCTTGCGCCTATAACTTTAACAGTAATCGATAGATCTTGGTATAGCGGAATATCGGTAGCAATAACCTCAGTCTGTTTGCGAATTGGGCTGAAAAAATATTCAAACCAATTGCCAAGCACCGTATTGTCTGCAAGGGTATAAGTTTCATTGTAAACTTCGCCCTCACTGACTGAATTGCCAATGATTTGCACGCTATTAGCATTTGCAATCTCTAAGACGGCTACGGAATCCACACGACCAGTGGTAACAACCCATTGCATAGGTGATGCACCACTAGATGCAGTTCCACCTGATTCATCAAACACCGCCCAGCGATTAGTATTTGATACCTCAACCCATTTGGTTGGATTGGTTGGTGGACTAAATCCGACATTACCAGCAACCAATGATTCATAAATCTTATGGTAGCCAGTAGTCACAATAACCCTAGCACCAGCCGCATAAGTAGTTCCGACAGCCCAAGCAGCGTAATCCGCTTCACTTAATGATGATGAAACGAAGTTAGAATCGCTAACGGTGATTGGTTTTACTATGGTAAAGGGCTGCGTCATTATGTTACCACCGTTACATTTAAACTATCGCCATTATCGGCTCTTTCAACAATTCGTGCAACCTTGCCAGTATTCTGAGCAGTAGCAATTTGAGCAGCCTCTAATCGTGACATTTTTTCGCTAATAATGGTTAATTGTTTGACCATCTCGGAGTTATTGGTGCTTACACCTAGTGAACCATTGATGTTGGTTAAAGGCATGATTGCTTCCGCACCTTTTTCACCCATCGTGCCAATATTAAAGGCTGTCGGACTATCAACAATGCCATTAGTAAATACACCACCTTGAGCAAAGTATTTATCGCCAAAGTTTGTGCGAATATAATCTTGCACAGTTGATACTGTAACCCTATCGCCAGCAGCACGAATTTCTTTAAATGCCTCTTGCGTTGCGGCAGTGCTTCCTAATTCTTTATTTAAGATATTAGTTAATGCGCCTGACGATAAACTTGCGATGCTTGTTTTAACTACATTTGCACTTGTGTCAGTTGTTGCAGCCGTAGCCGCAGCAGCAGCATTTGCTTTAGCGGTATTTAATGCACTAACGGCAGACAACTCTGCACTAATAGCAGATTGATAACTCGCTAATGCAGTTGCAAGATTTACTATTCCACCATCAATGCTACCCAAGATTGAAATCTGCTGACTATTTAATGAAGTCAATTGAACTTGAGCAGATGCTGATAATGCTTGCGCTGTTTTAAATTCACCCATTAAAACTTCAACGGTCTTGGCAGTGTCATCAATTGAAATCAATTTTCCGACTTGAGTTTTCAATGAATCAAGTTGCAATTGAGCAACGCTGGCAGTAGAGAAGCTAGAATTTTCCACAGCCAATAATGTTTCACTTACATTGGCAAAGGCTCTCTGATACTCAACAAAGCTGCCACTATACTGCTCAAAGGCATCTAGGTAGCCAATAGAGGCATCCTGAATACTTCCTAGGGCTTCCTCATTGCCTGATAAAGCTAATGCGCTAACAGTGTCAAAACGAGTTCTAGCCGCTAATAACGGACTACCACCACCAGCAACTCTTTCACCTAATGACAATCTGAATGCACGAATTGAATCACCAAAGTTTTTAAACTTGGTTATGGTGTCTTGGATTCCTAATGCTTTAGAATTAAACGCATCACGCAACGCATTTTCTGATTCTTTGACATTATCAACAATATTCTGCAATCTATCGCGCTCAATGTTAAACGCTTCGACTAATGCTTGTCTTGCATTGGCTGTATTGGCTTTAGCATTTGCAACTACTTGTTCAGCAGCTTGTTGGGCGGCATTATAAACAGCAACCAATTGCGGCAATGCGGCAGCAAGTTTCAAACCTGATTCCGTTGTGTAATCAATTGACTTGGCAAGAGCTTGTAAATCTGCAACGGATGTTGGAACGGTTAAATTTAACGATCCAAAAATTGTGCCAAGTTCAGTTAGCATTTTAGATGCCTGCTCAACTGGTGTAAGCAAACTAAACATGACATCATCAACATTGGTCTTGACATCATCAATTGCATTTATGAACTCTAACAATGATTCAGTGCTATCTGTTACATCTACCGCTATTTGAGCAATCTGTCCAGCCATTGAGCCAAACTCTTGCATCAAACTTTGAGCAGCCGCAGACATTTGAGCAATCTGATCTTTATCTGTTAAGTCCGTAAATAAATTTTTAATTCCAGTTTGTAAATCAGACGCTTGAATTGCCTTGATCATTACATCCGAGAATGTTTGATTGACCAATGTTTCCAATGTCTTTTCTAATCCACCCTTATTAGCACCAACAACCGTTTTAAATACCTCATCGCCTATGGTTGCGGTAAATGACGCCCATGATCTTTTTTTCTTTCCTATTTGAGTGCTTAACTCCATATCAACATCAAGGTTGGCAGCTTTAAACAAACCACTTAATGTTGTAGCAAACGCTTGGCTCAACTCTGTTAATGGCTGTTCAGCACCTTTCAACAAACGACTACCTGCGCCAGTTGCTTTATTGGATGTAAATTGCCCATTGGAATAGCTTGATGTAACTTGCGACCTATATGTTTTAGCACCACCAAACAATCCACCAATCGCACTTCCTAAGAACGAGCCAACCATCCCACCAATCGGTCCACCAAGCGCAGTTCCAATAGCAGTTCCAGCCGCAGTAAAGCCAGCACTTAGGAAATCGCCTTGCAATAACTTTATAACAGAGCCAGCATAAGGTAACGCTTGTGAAATTGCGCCCGAATACTCACCAATTGCGCCACCAATATCAGCTAATGCGCCAGTGCCATCGCTAAAATTAGCAATCCATGATCCGAATTGTTGAATTGATTGCTCAAATGCTATGTTGGCAGTTTCAAATCCGCTAGTTATACCTTGCCAAACCGATGACGCAGCTCCAGTAATGCCATCTACCCCACCAGCATTAGCCGTGCCTGATACTCCACCAGTAATAGCCCCCATAACCTTAGCAATGCCGCTAGAATCGACTATAAATGAAACGATAGGGCGTAGGATCAAAGTCTTAAAAGAATTGATTAGACTGTCTTTAAATGTCTTAGCGAATGACTTGCCGCTCTCAAAGCCTCGGAATATTGCATCTGTTAATGACTTATTGAAATCCTCTGCAACTTTGTCATTTATTTTCTTTAGATCATCGGCAGCTTTTTCAGCCTCTTTTACTTTTTCTTCGCTGGCTTTCTTTTCTGCATCTAATACTTTTTTGTATTCCATCTCGGAACTAAGTTGTTTGCGTAATTCTATTTCGCGCTCTAGGTCGGCAGTAACATAACCAAGCCCAGCTAATTTAACTTTATATTCCTCTAATCGGGCAATGGCTAAATCCTCGACTGACTTAGCAAGTCCTCGAGTAACATCGTTCTCATCTTTTTGCGCTTGGATTGACTGCTCTAGTCCAACGATCAAATCTGAATAAGCCTTGGCTTGATCCATGATTGCATCAATATTAGCCTGATAAGATTCCGTTAGTTTTTGATTTTCATTTGTTGCATTTAATGCCTTAACAATCATTACATCAGTAGCATCATTCGCTTTCATTTGAGCAATGGTTTTGGCATCCTGCAATGGTATGCCTTGTTTGATAAGATCATTCTCCATTTGCATAATGGCAATGCTTTTCAATATGGCTTGCTGGTGATTCTCTATCTCTTTTGCTCTTTGTTTTTCTTCCGCAGTTAATGTGCCAGTGGCTTTCGTTAACTGCACAATTTCCTCTTTTAATGCAGAGTTTTTAACAGCAGGATTTAAAATAGATTCTATAAGTTTATCTAATTCAACTCTTGCAGTGGCGGCATCTTTGCCTACTTGATCACCAATGGCAATTGCACCTTTAAAATCTAAATTTGACAATGCTTGTAGTTGTTTTCCAAATCCAACAATCTCATTGGCTATTGTTTTAAATACAAATGCAACATTTAGTCCAAGCACAGCAATAGTTTCAAATATTATTCTGATTGCGCCACTATCTGAAATTGCTTTAATTGCGCCAGCAAAGGCTTTACTTGCGCCAGTAGCTTGATCTAAACCACCAGCAGTGAGTAATATGTTATTTTTTAGATCAACAAATGCGCCGCCAATAGTTTTAGTTTGTTCTGCCTCTTTTTTCAAATCAACTAATGCTTTAGTTAAAGCATTGCCCAATACATCGCTGGTAATTTTGCCTTCACCTGCTAAGCCTTTTAATTGCGAAATTGTTACGCCCATTGCATCTGCAATAGCTAACATGATCCTTGGGTTTGATTCACTTACAGCATTAAACTCTTCGCTTTTTAAAGCCCCCAAGCCAAACGCTTGTGACAATTGCATCATGGAGCTAGATGCTTCAGCAGCACTAGCACCCGATACCTTGAGGGCAAGGGCAACTGATTCTGTAATTGCTGAAACGGTGGTTTGGTTTGCGCCTAATGACCTTGTGGCATTTGATATACGAGCATAAAGCATCGCAGTTTCAGACAAACTCGCTTGCGCTGACTTGGCAATATTTTGCACATTATTAAATGCGGCAGAGAATTCGTCTTGTGATCTAGTGGCTAGCTTTAATTGAGCAGTTAGTTTGGTATAGTCATCCGCTATGCCGATAAGAGCTTTGACTGACGCTAGACCAGCATAAACGCCTATTAGTCCACGAACGGATGTTGCAAGTGTTGATGTTCCTTTTGATGCCTGTTGAGCATCAGTGCCCATCTTGCTGATAGACGCACCACTTGATTTTGCTGATCGACTTAGGTTATCTAAATCTTTAGACGCAGTTTTGACTTGAGCAGTATCAACCTTAAAACCTAAATTTAAAATATCAACTGCCATAGTCATTTGTCCTTTTGCGATTCTGTTAAAGCAACCCTATCCAGCAATTTTAGCAAATCCAACTCCCATTCCTGCATTTTAATTTGATATAAAACGCAAAATGCCAATATCTCTTGATAATTTATTGGCGATGCAGCCATTCCTGACTGTCGAGTGTTGTGTAGCTTAATGAACCAATCCCAAACATAATATAAGCTGTCAGGCATTGGTGGAATACCCCACTCACTGTGAGGTATCCCTGCCGAAATGTAATGCTCTCTTACTGTGTGTTTCTTATCGCTGGATAAACGGTTAAGCGCAAATTCAGCCTTGCAATATTCGAGTAACTCGTTTACAAGGCTTTCGTGAAATTTGCAGCGTTATCGCTTTCCTCGACAATGGCATCCACCCAGTGCGGATTAGCTTCTAGTGCTTGCTTTAGAATCTCTTTTGAGAATTCTTGCTTAACACCTTGCCAACCAATTACACGCACCATTGCGCCATCAATATTTTGTTCCCTTAACTCATCAATTGATTTTGATGCAGGTTCTTTGCCTTTACGCTTGGCTATATCAGCATCGCGTTGGTATTCAGCAAATACTTTTTTTGACCACTTTTGCACTGGTTCAGAATAGCGACCAATAACCAAAAATGAAATACCAGTATCTTGCCCATCCGTTGTCTTCATTGCAATTGGAGTGGCAACCTCTGATTCTTTTACAGCATTAAAAGCGGTTATATCAATTAGTTTCGTCATGTTAAAGCCCTTTTTTAAATGCCCATTTAGGAAGCTGTGACAGAGTGGAGGGCGACCACCTTTTCGCTTGCGCTAGTCACAGCTAAACCATTAAGACAATGTTGTGTCTTGAATTTGGATCGTTGTAGCTTGAACACCTGTTGTGCTGCCTGTATATTCCAAAGCAGTTCCGCTAAATGACAAGATAACAACTTTTTCGCCATCATCAGTAGTAGCAGAGCCAATCTTAACGCGAGGCATATAAACACTGAATGCGTTAGTGTTATCGGCAGACATTAAGACATAAGTAATGCTCACTTCAGTTTCAGCATCAAAGTAATTTAAGATTGTAGTGTCTTCAAATATAGCAGAGCCATCTACGGTTACAGCAACTTTACCGCGTGATTTAGCACCGATTGAACTTGAGCCAATTACAGCCTCTTGAGTAATGTTGTTTGCAATGTTGATATTTAAACCAGTAACAACGCCATTTGCAGTGCCATTGATGAATAAGAAGCCATCAGGTGCAGAGTAGATGCCCTCACCACTTGCAGCAGTAGGTGAAGTAAAGTATTGAGTGCCAGTAGCAGCTTCAGCATCTTTGCCTAAGAAGCCAAAATCCACAGTAGCCATAGAGTTAGGTTGCAATGCAATTGCTAATGTATCAACTTGCTGACCTAAGAATGTGCGGCTAACATCTGTGTCCTCATACCATTCCTCGAAAGAGAAGCTGTCATCAGTATGACCAGTAGTAGGAACGAATGTTTTTTTGCCTTTAGCCAAGATTGTTACTGTATCGCCTTCAGCTTCAATGCTATGTGTTTGACCAGCTAATGCTGAAACAGTCAAAATAGTAGCAGTCATGGCAGTAATTAAATATAAGCCATTGTTGCCAGTAGATGTAAAGCCACTAACATTGATCACATCGCCAACTTTAAAGCCATCAGTAACGAATGAGCCAGTTGAACGAACATAAGTAGTAGCGGTAGATGCAATAACAGTAACAGCACCAGTAGTGCCACCAGCCACAAAGTCTTTACGCAAACCAGCAGCGATAAAGTCCTCGTAAGCATTACCTGATAACTCGCCTGACAACGCACCAGTAGATCTGCGAGTGCCGTGACGCATATCACGCACTTGTTGGGATGCTAGGATCTCGTTAGATGCGTATGAGTCTTTTTCTAATTGAAATGAACCAGTAACACGACGCAATGATGTAGCGCCTGAACTAGATGGTTTAGTGCCCCATGTGTCTTCTTTTTTATAACTTATTACCTTGTTAATACCTTGTGCTGATGCCATGATAATTACCTCTAAAAATAAACCTGCAAATGCAGGAACAACAAAAAGCGCAAATGCGCCACTCTTTGCCTTCGCAGGCTACGGGATAACTTCCGCAAAATAATTTATTGAAATCGGCAAAATGTAATTCTTGTCATCTTGAACCGCAGTTCCAACAATCGGGGTTCTCATTACCTTAACAGTCAAACCACTTTCCGTCATGGCTAAACCACGCGCAAAATGCGACTTAATCGCCTCGGCTTTAACTTGAGCAGCCCCTCTGCCCTTGTTAATTGGATAAAATAGTATTATCTCAAAAAATCCAACCTCTCTGTAATATCCGTCACCTAAAGTTGGGTTTTCAGGCGCAGCAGGTAAAATTCTTACTCGCTGATACGGAGTTCCCTCTGTCGGTGAATAACTTACATTCTCATAAGCCGTAGCAATGTTATTAGCAATTGTAGCTAATTTTTTCTCAAATGCTGCACTGATTTTAACTACGCTCATTTGACCACCTTACGACCAATGTTTTCTAAAGCACTCATAACTTCCTGATAAGTGATTCTAATAAATCCTTGTGGGGCTTGTTTAGAATATCCATTCACGGTTTTATCGCCATCGCCATATAAGCCAAACTCTAGCTTGTGCGTATAGGGCAAATTATTAGTAATGAATATACTATCCCCTAGCTTGAAGTTAGATAACGCGCCTAAGGCTCTAGCATTTGATTCCATGCCGCTTATATCAGCACCTTGTTCAGCCATATTTGGTGCATTTATTCCAACATTCCAATTGCCACGCAATCTGCCAGTATCTACTGGACTTTTCTGCACAACTCTAGTTTCTAATTCTATTGCAATGGCTCTAGCAATCTGCGAGGCATTGGTCATGGACTTATTTAATATCTTGTTTAGATCAACGGTTAATGTGCCAGTATTGTTGGCAATCATTTTCTAACCTGCAACTCATATAAAACATTGATCCCAGCAGGTTCTATTGCTTTAACGCTCACAATGTCATAGTCCACGCTATTAATGGTAATCTTATCTGTAACGCTAGGCACTACACTCATTTGTATAAATACCTGCTGATCATCTTGCTTAATTAAACTATCAGTGGTGGACTTTAATCCATCGCCATAAGGCAATATGACACCAATATCAGTTGTGCTGCTAGTGGTTAGCGTATTCGCACCAGTGGTGGTGTCATAACTATTACTTGTAGTTTTTACTAGCGTCATGGATTGACCAAACTTGGCAAGCAAGCTACGAGCAGTGCCTTTGATGCTATTGTAATTCACTTACGCACAACCTCACGGCTAATGCCGCTAGAGCTGTCTAAAAATGGTGCTAATAGATTATCTATGGCACGGTATTTGGTATAAGCCTGTTTAGTGTCATCATATTCGACCTCTAAACTAGCAACCTTTTCCCTTTTGGCAATGCGCTCAATGTCAGGGGCTAGATCACCAGTAGATGATCTTAATCCTAAGTCTGCACAAGCATTAGCAACCTCGGTAGGCACTACATCATTCGGGTAAAACGAGAATTGATTTAAGTAAGTAAAATCTCTGCGTTGAACCTCATCTCTAGGAAAGCTCAATGCTTGCGCCTCTGTATGGCGATAACCTAAGAATCGTAAACGATAGACCTGCTCAATATAATCAGTGGCTTTTCTTAATGACTGTTCTTTAGCGGCAGTCGTTAAACTCGCCCATGCAGTATTACCACGATTAGAATGGTAAGTGTCGGCATCGGCTACACTGATATAACTTTCAGCATTAGCTAATCCAGTTCCGTTTTCAACAATTAAACTCATAATAATCCTTTGTAATAACCCCAGCAGAAAAGCCCCGTTAAGAGCCTTTCCACTTGAATTACTAGCCTAACAATACAGCAGCGAATTCAGGTTTCCATAGTTTAGTACCCCAAGCAGCAGATACATTAAACATAGCTTTTTGGAAGCCTTTGTATGCACGAACTTCAAACACTAGACCTGAATACGGATCTTGGATTGTCATTGCGTCCACAGCAGCGTCACCACCGTTTGGCATTGCAGGTGCGCGGATAGCTAACTCTAAAGCATTGCGGTGGAATACCACATTGCGAGTAGAAGCAGCAACTACACTCATAACAACATCATTGGCAAGAGTTTGACGCAAGCCCGGTGCGGCTAAAGTAACCACATTTGAAGCAAGAGCAGAAGCAACAACATATTTGTTGGTATCACCAGCAAATGTAACGATGTCACCAGCTAAAACTGTGCCAGTGCCAGTATCTAAAGTAATAGCAGTGTCACCAACGGCATAACCACCAACTTTATTTACAGCATAAGAAGCACCGCTACCGATAGCAGGTAATTGGATGCCAGCAGATTCTTTAAGCATAATGCCTTGTAGATCTAACAACACACCATTGCGCAACAATTCAGTAGAGCCGTTTTCGTTAGCTTTTTGTAATTGAGCAAGGTTACGCAATTTAGTGCCAGCAGCAGTATTTAAGACCATTGTTACATCGGTCATAGGTGCGCCATTGTCCACTAAGATTTTACGCAATTCAGCAACATCATTGAAGTTAGAACCGAATGGTGTAGTGCCAGCAGTACCGTAAGCGCGTGAAGCACCTAAATAAGCAGCAGTAGCCAAATCAACTTCGATTTCGTTTGTTAATGTGCGCATAGCTTGGCGAATTTGATCACCATAGATTGTTTCAAAGCCTGAACCGTTATTTACATGACGGATGTCTTCACCAGTCCAAGGTATTTGCACACCACGGGATTTAGTGATTGATAGAGTTTTGCTATCAACTGTTTGATCAGTGCCTTCAGGAATTGTCATAGACGGTGCATTGTCCACAGCAGTAGCTGAACGAGTAAAGTGTGAACGAACTACATCGTTTAATGCAACGCGCTCTGAACCGCTACCATTGATAGTAGCACTAGAAGTAATGCCAGTAAGTTCACGACCTACAACGTCGGCTGCTTTATATAGATCAGCAGCTAAATCGGTTAATACGTTTGCCATTTTATTTCCTTTGTTTAATCGACTACTTTAAATCCGTCTTTTGCCAAAGTTGCTCTTTCAAATTGCGACTTCGCTTCAAATTCAGACCTACTTATAGTCTTGGATTGTGAATTATTATTCCCACCTGTTGCACCGCCACCACTGTTATTCTCTGCTGCTACAAAATGCTTACCTGTTTCGCTTGTAGCCCATTCTTTAACAAAATCGCTAAGTGCTTTATCACCAATCACAGCTTGGTAGTTACCATTTTCAGCTTTGATCT